AGAGTACAGATTTTCTAAATTATCGAGTGCGGCGATCTTTTCGCCGCTTGTCATTGCTGTTTCTTTCCAAATAGTAGGTATATATGTCATGATTTGCCCCAAATTGTATATCTGGATTCATCGCCCAATAATTAGCTAATAGATGAAAAGATTCAAATCGGTTATTTGTGGTGTGTGAGTGACATTTTTTGCAAAGTGGAAGTAAATTCCACACATGCCTGCATCCTTGCCCTTTGTTAAAATCTGCGTGGTGGACATCGAGTTTCCTACCATTCTCGCTTTCAGTAGTTGGGCACAAAAAACAAGTCCTACCATGTGCGATTCTAATTTCTTCCTTCAACCGATTATTAAATTTCGGACAATATGGAAGTCGTGCTATTCCGCCTTGCCAATTCCAATGTTTATAGCCCTCGATGGACTTTCCAATTTTACATTTGGTTTCTTCCGTATGATGGTGTCCAAAATTAGCAACACTGAGCTTTTTCTTAGTTTCCTCCGATCTCGGAATACCGCGTTTTGCCGCGCCCGATTTCGCGGCAATTTCAGGACGCTTCATAGGATTATTTTCGCCTTTAAATTTAGCAATTATTTCAGGGCGTTTCATTGGATTGTTTGCGCCGCGCATTTTCGGTTGAGGAACACCAAGTTTAGCGGCACTTAGATTTTTACGATGCTCTTCAGAAAATTCTAGTCCAACATGAGATATGCTCATTTTCTGTTTCGTGTCGTTTGTATGCGGTTTTCCGGCCATCCAACCGGGCGGACGGATCTGGACGCCGAGTTTCTTAAGGCGTCGTTCGATAGTGGACGGATGACATTTCACGGCTTCTGATATTTCCACTAACGTCTTTCTTTCTGCGACATACATTGAAACAATCGTGTTTTCCGGTAAGTCCAGTTTTCCCATTAATTACATCTCCTGTCATGTATTCCTGAATAGATATGATGAGGCGAGAGTCAGGAAACTCCTTTTCGGGCCGTCGCCCTAGCCTCTGATTCAATATGCGACGATGTTATTTAAGGCTTGTGGCAATTAAACAGAACCATTGATATAATTCATGTTTAATTGAAAACTTTCGAGTAAAGATTTCGTCTTTACGAATGCCGCTCGGTAAATCTCTACACCAGAACCGTATGCAACAGTCGCAGAAGACCCGGACCACCATATAACTTCATCAATTTCGCCAATCGCCTCAGAAGGAGAAATAAACGAATAAGAATGATATTCACCATTCTCTTCCTCATCAGGGACCGACGTATGCGCTTTTCTGAAAATGCATGCTCCATCATTCCAGAACTCGATATGTTCAGCACGATCAGATTTCTCAAAACATGGCCAGGTGTCAGAAGATACTAGCAAGCCCGCGCCGATCGGGGCTTCTGTAAATGGGTTAGGGCGATCTATTTCTTCATAAGTATGTGAAAATGTATATAATTTTGTTACACCAGTACCTTCTTCTATACCTTCACGGATTTGATATATGGCAGTGAATTCGTCACGAAAGAATTTCTCCCAAACGTCGGACACGGGCCCATAATAGGCCTCAACACTGTATGTAGTGTCCCCCTCTAATGTCTCCGATGTAACTCTCGCGATTAAGAAATCCTCATCAACATCCATAATTTTAATGGCTTGCAATGTGCCAGTTTCCAACCCAGGTGTTCTTGTTTTATATGTTATACTTATTCCGTCAACACCATATTCGGACAGCTTAGCTGATGCATATTCACCAGCAGCGGCGATTGATGATAACGATTGATCAATTGTAATATTCTCTACTTTCCCAGACCCAAATCCTTGCCGTGTAACATTATTTGCGATCGCTGTAAGATCCTCGGCCTTACTCTTGGATTGCCACAGGCCATAATATTCAGCTACTATAGCAGCACCATCAACAGGCGCGGTTTCAAAGGTTAATGTTTCAGAATTTATTGCATAATAACAATCATAACTTCCAGCATCTGTTCCTTTTTGGCCGATCGTTTTATTAGCAGCAGCAACGGTTACAGTTGAAAATCTATTAGCAGGATATGCGAGGGGGAAGGTCTTTGTTGTGCCATCTCCCACCCATGATTCTGTTTGTAGATCAGTTTCTTCATATGCACCTACAACTATTTGAGTATTTCTGTATTTCTCATTTGTGCGCGTAATTTCAAGTGTTTCTGACAAGATATCGGTAGTATCTGTTATGCTCCAATCAGCTGCATAAAGTGTACGTGCATGGAAATATAATTTTAGATCATAATCTATATAGAAAATAAAATTGCATGCCTCTGCTAGCTTCTCAAATGCTTGGAAAACGCTCTTATTTCCTATACTGATCTCAGTTAGCAGCTCACCGTCCTCTATGACGCCTTCTGTTATGCCCTCTTCCGCAAGATAGTCCTCCATGATCTCGGTTACTGCATCACCCGCAAGTGTGTCTTCTGCGGCATAATCTACTATCCTCCATTCCAGGATCGCAGTATAATCCGCAGCTTCGACATAATGCATTTTTGCGGTAGATCTTGGTATTGGTGTTTCTGCGACGGATACAATTACTCCGGCAAATCCAAACGGTGCTGTACTTCCATTATTACCTAAAATTATTACTTGCTGCCTTTCATAAAAGGTGAATTCTGCGTCTGCATCCCATATAGTAAAACTTGCAACGCTCCGACCATCAATATCATGCTCGATTGTCAAGGGTTCGATTGTGAGGATATGTTCTGTTTCATGTTCAAGCACAAAGCATGTATATGGGTCCATTTCAGTCATGGTCCATGCATCATAATATGAGCAGAGACGATGAGAAAATAGATCAGTTGATCCGATGCTAATAAACGCAGTCATGTTTCCTCAATACTCATAATCAGCACAAAACCAATCTCCTGCTTCTTTTGCCGTGGTAAGTGTTATAGTCACTCCCGACCGAGTAAATCCTTCTCCATCCGCTTCTTTCATCCGAAGTCCATTTTTAAAAAGTTGTAAAGTATTAGCAACTGGTGTATGAGCAAGCGTTAATGTGACACCAGGAGCATCAGATGGCTCTTCACCTCGAATTTTGAATGGTATAAGGTCATCGATGGTATCAAAATTGTCATCATAGTGTCCACGAACAACGCTCCAATAATCACTGGAAACCGATTTTTCCATGCCGTGTCTTGTAGTTGCTGCCATCTTAAACCACGCTCACCGCGCCGCCTTTACTTACGAGCCTCCGTTTTGATTCAGTCATTACAAGCCCGGTTACTTTTTTTCCATTCCAGCGATGTTCATGGACTGAATGATCCTCAATGATTATGCGATGAGTACCACCTCCACTAACCCCCGAATTTGCGAGCGAGATGAACATCCTTGTTAATGGGGTAGGCAACACCATTTCAGGTCCCTTTTCGGCTAATATTGCTTCTGTAGGACGCTCTACTAATGCGCCTTTGGCCATATAAAAAGATGGTATTGCGATTGGATTGACGTATCCACCAGAACTTTGTGTTGTAGTTGGAGCACGATAACCCAAGCCAGCAGTTGCAAGTGGCCCTGTACTTGATACGACGGCAGTCATGTAATCGGGACAACCGCCAGACGAGCAGTTTGTACCAATAGCACATCCTCCACCAGCAGTATTTACGGTCACATTACTCCCAACACCAGTATACTCCGACCAATCGCCGGTCGGATCTAGCCAACCACCAAAAACACCATCAGTTACCCCGCCGCTTCCGCCCGATCCACCTGAACTGCCTCCATAAGAACCTCCCCCTCCGCCACCCATACTTGCATTTATATTAACATTTACATTAATTTTTTGCAATTCAGCAGCGATCTGTGAACAGGCGGATGATATCTGAGATTGCGCATTTGAGAGATCTGTGAGCATCTGATTCCAAGTATCGCTCAAATTCATCGAAAATGATTGCATAGAACTTTCGCAATTCATTATCATGCTATCAATCGCAGATTTTACGTCATTTCCAATTGCCTGGAAAACATATGACATGTTGCTAGATACATTTGCAATCCCAGGCTCAATAGCTGGCCAGAAGTTGCCCCATGAAGCCGTGGCATCTGCCAGGATCTGCTGGTTAGCTGATATAGCAGTATTTCGCATATCTATGACGGCCTGCCATACCGAATCCCTCATAGATGTAGATTCGTTGGTGATGACGGTATTAATTCCTTTCCAGTAGACTGCCCCTTCTGACTTAATTATGCTCCATGTAATCCTAAAGAAATCTTTCAAGTTTGAAAGCTGCTTTTGGACTTGTTTAGACATTGCAGCAAGGCCAGTTATGGAGAAATATGCTGTCATGTTATCGGCATTAACTGCCGAATCGCCCGTGCCTGCACCTGCCTCTCCACCTTCTGCCATGCCCTTGATTCCATAGGCTTTCATCGCGGCAAGCAGCAAGTCCCATCTCTTCTTCCTGGTGGGGATGACAAACTCTTTGCCATCCTCGCCTATCATTGCCATTTGCGGGCCATTTGTTTCGGTGCCTGATGCAAATTGGTTGATGTCTGCCCACTTTCCTGCATTCATCCAAGGATCGTCGAATTTTCCAGCGGTGCTTGTGGCAGTGTGCCCTGTTGGGGTCGTGGTAGTTGTGGCTTTATATGGGGTTATAGTTCCAAATGAACTTTTGAGTA